CTTATTGCCAGCGACCTTACTAAGGGCGGAGGAGCCTCTTTTAGCTACCGAGATAACTAAAAGTGTAG